CAGGTACAGGCCGACCGTGCGCGGCAGCCCGAACTCCAGCGCATCGGCGATCAACGCGTGCCCGATCGACACCTCCAGCACCCCCGGCACCTTTGCCAGAAAGGGCGCCAGGTTGGCGCAACAACGATGGCATCGGCCCTTGAAATGTATTTCATGGGTTGTGGTCTTTTTGGTGCAACAGGAAAGCCTCCAATAAGAGTTGTGCATGCATTTCCTCAACTCGATTTAGCTTTCGCATACACGAAAGTAAAACTCAACGGCATGATAACTGATTCTGTAGTGCTTGAAGAGCAAGTGTTGCCAAAGGGCGTAAAGCCAAGATCATATATGCAGTCCATGATTGATCCTGGTTCGCCAACCAATGACTCCTTACAATTTAAACAATTCCTTGGTGGAAATCACATCTGGATTGAGTCCACCGGTATTGATGGTAATAGGCTCAGAGGTAAGACTGCTGATGTTCTTTTCTTTGATGAAGTGCAGGATATGCCTGCCTCAGCGTTGAGCAATTCAACTAAGATTCTTGCCAAGGCACAATATGGTGCCCAAGGCAATGGTATCCAAGTTTATTTTGGAACGCCAAAACAGCGTGGCTCAGAATTCTGGGCGATGTGGAATCAGTCATCCCAACAATATTATTACTTGGGATGTGATAAATGTAAAAAACATTTTCCACTTTATACGCCTGGTTCTAATGAATGGGAAAATATTTGGCTGTACGGCTACATTGTAAGATGCACTCACTGCGGCTATGAACAAGATAAGAGAGATGCGGCCGAAAGAGGAAAATGGATTGCTACACGAGATTCATCTGATGCAAAGATAATAGGATTTCATATTAATCAGCTTTACATGCCTGAGTTTACAAAGGAGAAAATAATCTCTGAAAAGCCTGGTATCAGTGCTATTAACACTGAGAGGGCTTATCAGAATGAAGTTCTGGGTGAATTTTATCACGGTGAAGCAACAATAATCACGCCCGAGCAGATTAGAGAATTATGTGGAGATCCAGAAAGAAAGTTTAGGGCTGGCATTTCTACTGCGGAAGATTTGATGGTGTTCCTTGGAATCGATATCGGAGCACGAAATGATTTGGAACAGTTAGTTGATTCGGAAAGAGTGAAACCGCAAGGCCAAAGCTATAGTACCGCTGTAGTAATTGCGATGGCTGGCCCAAAACGAATGTCCATTGAATTTGCTACTAAATTCAAAAGAAATGATTTGGCCAGCAAGAAGGGCCTAATTGATCAAATAATGAGACAGTATAACTGCAATTTAGCGGTATGTGATATTGGATTCTCAAATGATCTAAGCGAAATATTACAAACTGAATATGGCGACAAATTTTTATCTTCTCAAGCACTACCGAGAGTAAATG